CATCTTTTGTTTAGTCTGTACGTCTAAAGCTTCTGAGGCGGTTACTGATACGCTTAAAGTTGGAGATTGTTGTGTTGCTACTATTGCATTTCCCGCTTCACTATCTATAGACAAACTAACATTAGAGCCATCATTTATAGCAATAGATTTATAGTCTGTTGCAGGGGTAACAGATACGTCAACACTATTTGTGTTGGATATCGTTATGTTTATTGGTTCTGACATTATGAAGTAACATCATCATTTATTGTAAATGTTCCATACAACCAAGTAGTGACAGTCCCGCTTCCACTTAATGTTTGCAAATCATATATGTAAACGCCAGAATTCACATTCATTTCTGATGATGTAGCAGAAATAACAAGCTGACCATCTGATCCACCGGTGTAGTTAAATACATTATCAGCAATAATATCAGAGTCGTTTGTTGCATCCTTTACATCTAATTTAAATGTATATGTTGTTAGATTAATAGCAGTACCGCTAGAATCTTTAAAGTTAAGTGTAAGGGTAAACGTATCACCCTTTCTGCAAGTGATATCTAGTCGTTGTGCTATATCTAAGTTTACTGATGCCATCTTTTTTTACAAATTTACAATATTAAACCCTAGTTAATTCTAAGCACTCAGCATCTGTCTTAGGAAAGTTCCACATAGCAATTTCATTTATTCTTACCGTGCCTGGCACTTCTGCAGATCCGAATGAGGGATTTAATTCTATCTCGTCTACCACTTCTGTAAATGTTTGTGAGTTAAACCCTTCTTTTACACCATTTAAAAAGAAAGATAAATTTGATCCGTCATACTTAACAATTATTCGTACAAAACCGTCAATTGTATCAACATCTCCAGGGGTGTTTGGAATCCATGCTGTATTACCAATTTCAGATCTTACTCTATATCTGTCTGGGTCGTTAAGTAAACCTATTGTAATTATTTTACTACCAGGTACGGCTAGTGCGGGTCGCTCTGCTCTTAAACTAATTATAGTGTTACTATCTTCAGATACCGCATCAAAGTCTATATAAAATGTGAATTCTTTGTCTACTATTATTTCATTAGAAACTAAATCCTTAATTCGCCAATCATCTCTTGGTTCTACTAATTCTAAAGATGGACAGGCTGTTCCATCCAATGTGGCTAAATTATCTGAATTAACACCACCAGTAAAAACAGCATCACCATCTCCATTAGAAGGTATTTGAGAATGTGTTACTCCAGCGGAATTTCTATTAGCTTTGTACCAAAGTTTTAAATCTTTATATAGTCTGCTTGGCATTTTTTAACTGTTTATGATTTCTAAAAGCTTTGGGTACACCTGCTCTTTTACAACACGAAAAGCGGCAGCGTTAGGATGCCAATCATCGTCAAATGTGTATTTAGGGTCTATTTCAATTTCACCCGCTATGTAAGCATCTTGTTTGCTAGAATATACACTCGTGTCGTAGGTTAATAATGGGGCAAAAGCATCCACATATTTTAAGTGTGTGGGATTTTGTGTTTGTTTAGCATCTAAGTAGTCTATTATAGAGTCAAAATTAGAACCAGCGGTAGTGCCAGACCCGTTATTAACGTAAGCAGGACCGTTTGGATCTGGATTAACTGGAGGACTAGCATATCCCAAAAAGATAGCTTGTCTTTTATTATAAAAACTACCATAACCAGAAGAATCTGATTCTGAAGGAGTTAATCTATAAGGAGGAGGTATAGTATATAAAACTTTCATCCCTTTAGCTATTGCAGCTTCAACAATAGCTATTACATTATCTATAGCATCGTTAACCATATTTTGAATAGCAGCAGCGTCCGATTCTATAGTTAATGACTCACTTCCTTGAAACTCATTAGAAAAATCTAGATACCAAAGTATAGGGGTTACGTTGTCCGATATAAAGTCTTGATTACTTATATTATGGTCAAATATGTATTTGTGATGAACCGCAGAACTCCCTCCTACTCCATAATGAGTTAATTCTGTTGGGAAGCGTTTGAGTGGGTTAGCGTAATAGTTGCTAAATTCTGAATCAGAACCACCTTCTGGATAGTCAGAATCATTTTTAGGAAAATCTAAATCGCTATCCTCAATAGTGCTATAATCATATAACCTTAAATCGTGAGCAATTTCTACATCATCACCTTGATAGTCTCCATATTGACTATCATCTTGAAAATATTGTCTAGTAGCTGTGTCAACTTCATCTAAAGATATTTTTTCATTTTCCGCACATATAGACATTATAACCTTGTCTCTACGCTTTATATAAGCAGTTAATGAATCTCCTAATACAAAAAACTTTATGGCTTTAGTAGCATCATTAGGATCTACTGTTGGAAATATAACAGGTGTTTCATCCATAAGGGATGTTATTAACGAGAAGGTATTGTCATAGTTTTCAGAGGTGCTACCTATATTACGGGTAAGCCTGTCAGCTATTAGACCTTCTCTTGTTTTGTTATTATAAAACTTACCTCTGTTTTCAACACACTTGTCATCAACGATTGTATCAGCTAAAGAGGTGTTATCAAAATAATCCTTTAGCCAAGACGGTAGTCCGATAACATTAGACACCTTTCCTAATAAATTTCCTAATCCTAACATTAGATCGTATATGCGTTATAATATTTGTTTACTTTATTTAGTATAGCAGCTTTTTCATTAACATCTTTATAGCTATTAAATATGACAAGCTCTTGGAAGTCTCCTAAAAACTCATAATCTTCAGACGGTCTTGCTCCTATGTATAGTTTTGAGGTTGTGGTGTTTATAGTTCCCGATAGATTATTACCATTTGAAAATGTTTCGTTTACTTGTAGGTCAATAATATCATTATTTGTTTTATCTCTACTAAAAGAATGTATTCGCAAATCACTACTAGCAGAAACAGTTAAATCTACAGAACCAGTAGAATCAGAATAACGCACGTTTGTAGGACTTGTATATATGAACTCATATTCTTTATTGCTATCATCTAGACGTTTTGAAAACATAGCATTGTTGCTGCTTGTACCATCATGTGAGCCTACAAAATACGCAAACATATCACCTGTGATTTTGTTACTTGTATTGCTATTGACTCTTAGCCAGTCTTTTTCAATAGTTGGCGGCAGGGGTGGATCTGGAGGTGGATCTGTATTGTCGGGTATCACTTGTAATAAGGGTGCTGAAATTAGCCCGTTTTTTCTACTTAATACTGCAACAGTTTCTTCTACTTGTCTTATTATTTGTGGTTGTCTTGCAATAGGCTTTGCATAAGCGTTTCCAGTGGTAATGTCTGGCGAGGTATAAGTATCTAAAGGGTTATCGTACACTTTAGAATTTGCAGCTTGATTATAAAATCTAACTATACTCCCGTTTGAAGTACCAATAAAAGATAGCAATTCATCTATATCTATCTTTCCATTACCTAAAGGATAAAAGTCTTTTGTTTCACTCCCTGCCTTTACCTCAACTAAAGCACCGTAATAATCTGGGGAGAGTCTTCTAAAACTGTATGCTGCTACAACATCTGAATGCGAAGAATTAAACACATAATTTAAGTCTTCTACAGAATCGCTTTCTAAAACAATTTTAGATGACGTGTCAGATGATATGTTAAATAATACACTCATTAGTCTGTTATATCGTTTAATTCAGAGTCTATTAAAAACTCATTTATAAAGTAAAAAGCTTTATACAAATTACCTTGACCCAAACTTAAAGTTGATAAGCTAGAAACATCGTATGTGCCTTCTTTCTTTACGACTATTCGCCCGTTTAAGCTTATGTTTAACTTATCTACTGAAGATGGATTTGTACTATCTGATTGATAAGCAATTGCTATTTTATTTTCTTCAGCACTAGGTGTAAAAGACTCGCCTAAAACCGACATCACCCCAGCGGAAGTTCCACCAGTAAAACAACATATCGTCCCTGTTTCGGGTAAGCTAATTGAATAAGAGTTAGTAGTTTCAGCAGGTCGTGTAACGGAAGACCCAGAGGTGTGAATTAAACTTGACGGTTCTCCTGGCTCTAGTTGAACACCATAACAACTTATTGTGCCACTTGAACTAGTTACACTAGGATATATTTTAACTACAGATGATGTGCTAGTTGCTAATTCAGTAACATAAACCCTATACCAACCATCTTTTAAATATTTGTACTTTACTGTTTGTTTTGTAGGGTTATTGTGGTTAGTTATCGCAGATAAGGTTTCACCGTCCCACTCGATATTAAAAGAGTATCCTACGTTCTCGAACTCTATTTTAGATTCAGAAGAGTTTATGTTTTTTATGTATAAGCTTTTGCCATATAGATCGCCTAGACTTACAGTAATACTAGTTGAAGAAACATAACCGCTATTAGACCCTGTAATTAAACTTGCGTTTTGTGTGCCTTCTGGACTATTGGTAGCGTTTTCTGTAATAGTAGCACCATTTAAACTGTATCCCGCAGCTTCAATATTTGAATAAGGTACAAGGTTTATAGAAGAGTCTTCTATTAAAAAAGCAGGCACTCCTAAAGAGTAATCTAACCTTGGAACGTTAGCATCTGATACAACTTTTTTCAAATAGCCGTCTTTACCAACGTAAGAAACGTTAGAGGTGTTTCTAGTAAATGTAAAAAAAGTGTCCGTAGGCTTTGTTACCCACATTTTACCTTCTACATAACCATCTGGTATTACAACCAAAGAAGACTTGTCGTATAGATTTGTTTTAACCATATTATCCTAATGCTCTATGGTATGCTATTACTTTTCCAGCACTTAACTGAATGCTAGTAAAATCACCATAAATTGTTAGCCCTGCTGGAATTACAGTACCACTAGCTAAATTATCACCAGTTGTAGTGACAATGCCGTTTGCGCCCACTGTAGCTTCTTCTAAAACTGTGATAGCAACAACATCTAGTCCAGTAACATCGGTAGTTACAGTAATGTGTTTAAACCCTGCCGCACCAAAGCTTTGTTGATTTACAGCACTGTTTCTAAAAAATTTTGCCATTTTTTTATTTTTTTACAAATTTACTAAATCATTGATTGCTAAATAATTGAGATAACAAGTCCTCACTTTGTTCCTCAGTAAGTTCACCTCGCTTTCCTTGTCGTTGTGATACTAGCTTAGACTGCTCTACAGCTTGTTTCTTAATTCTATCCTCTTTAGCCTTTTCTCGCTTGTCTTCCGCTTGTTGTTGAAATCCATACTGACGTTCAACATTAGCATCACGAGTTTGAGATTTTAACTTTTCAAGCTCCATTTTATATCCATACTCTACCTCTAGCAGTTTGGATTTCACCTGGGCTTCTATTTGTGCTTTTTGAGCTTCTAGCTGCGCCTCTAGCTGCATTTTTTGGGCTTCTAGTTGCGCTGTTACCTGTGCCGTTTGTTGATTGGCTTGTGCCTGCATCTGAGAGTTTTGCTGCGCCATCTGCTGACGTTGCTTGATACGCTTCTTTCTACGTACCACAAGCAATCTCTCCGCTTGGTCTACATCTTTAAGCCTACGTATAGCCATAGCATCCTCAAGGTCTAACTCCCCTTGGGCGATAGACTGCTGAATATTTTGCTCCAGATACACTCTATCTTCATCATTCATGTTAGTTACTACACGAACGCCAAAGTTATACATAGGCATATCTTTAAACGATGATAGGATGCTCATATTGGTTTCACCTACCGCCTTTTCATAAACCTTGTATAGTATAGACTTTGGAGAAAGCACTTGTAAACATTTCACTATATCCTCACATACTCTTTTGTAGAGTACTTGTGATGCATAGGTGATGTCGTAAATAGCATTATTGGAAGCTGATATAGCTTGTTGTCTAACGCCTACGAGTGAGTCACCTTTAGGTGTTGATCCGTCTACAACCTCATTAAGACCCGTAGTATCACGAATCATATTTAGGTATTGATTGTATAGAGCAATAAGTTCTTGAATGTTTCTAATCCTATTTCCTATCTCCCTTACTGGTGGGTTTTGGAATCCACCTTCAGGGTTCTTACTCCTATAGTAAAACACACCCGTCTGTTCGTAAATGTCTTGTATTTCTAGCGGTTGCAGTTCACCACCACGACCTAGCTGAACATTCTCCAATCCTTCAATATCTATAATAAGACCGTCTGGCTTGGCTTTAGCAATAGACTGCTGAAGCTTTAGGTGTGCTAGTTGCATCATATCAGCATACTGCTTGATGCTAGAAACCATAGACTTAGGCATCATCCTACGTATGTTCGTAGCAATGACGCTGTACGACATCTTAGTGCGGGTAATATCGTGGACGTTTCTCGGCAAGTTCTTCTTTAATCCGTAATCAAATAAAAACTTTGTCCCTACGACAAACTTCCCTCCGTATACTGTGGCGTGTTCCATCTTATGAGCCTTACGCTCAAAAACACTGCCCGAAGACATAGTAGGCTCGTTTTGCCCCTTGTAGTAAAATCCTACGTTTCCAAACCTAGACTCCTTCTCCTCAAAATAGAGACAGTCGGATGACATAAACTCAAAATCCAACACCTCAACGACATACTCGTCATATCCAAATATTGTTTTTTGTAACGTCTTATCGTAATTACTATTGTTGAATTTTGTAGGGTCGTTGGAATATCTAGTGCTTACCTGACGTGCCATCTGCTCGTACTGTTCCTCCTCGAACTGACCACGAGATATACGCTTTAGTTCCTCAATGGTCATGCGCTGGATATGCCCCGCATACTTGAGGTCGTTCATCGTAGCGTCCTCCGTTTGTGAGTGTACGAAATATTCAGGATCAACATACTTTGTGGTGATGCCGTAGTTTGGGTCGTTATCCCTTTTTACCACAGCCATCCCTACGCTTACCAAATCCTCAACACTTCTACGATAAATAGTTTCGGGAAAGTCGTTCCATTGAAGAGTTAGGTTGGTTGCTATCTGTGCAGCAATCTCTGATGCTACCTTAATATTGGTATCTAGAAATATTTCTGCTTCTTCAGGGCTGTCGGGAAGTTTATCTACATCTATTCCTGGGTTTAGACCAGCCTCTTTTAGCTTGTTGAAAAACTCTCTATTTTCAACTCCCGCTTGTACCTCTGCCTTTTTACGCTCCTTCTCTGTGAGTGATAATGGGTCTACCGCTTCTAGATTGGGATAAGGCTCACGAGAAAGGATTTTGTTTACTACTATCTTTACAAACTTAGGTACAATGGGTACTGGTGACCAATCTATATTTAATAAAGTCCCGTCACCATTGTTTGGGTCTAGAGAGTTTAAAACTTGTTTGTATTTTGATGTATCTTGCGTTCCGTTTGCGTAATCTCTATTGGTATTAAATTCTTTAAGTCTACGGTTATATAAGGAACTTGTTTCATTTGAAGAACCCCATTGCCCCATGATAGCACGAGCGTATTTTAATCCATAAGATTTCGCAGTCTTCTCTACGAAGGATGCTAACGGATCAGGGAAACTTCCGTAGTTTTTTGTACTTGACATATCTAGTATATTGGTAAACCCACAATTATGCAAATATACTAAATACCTGTAAGTAAATTATTTAGAACTCTCTAGCCTTATATCTACGGAAAAAGACCTTTTCACTTAAATCCGACTTCTTCACTTCTTTGACAGCCTTTTGAGAAGCTAATAATGCTAGACCTGAAGATATAGTCATATCAAACTTTGTCCTATCGTCAATGTTAAATCCTATCCAATCTTGTAGCGTTCTATTGAAATACATGCGACCGTAGTCACCGGTGTCTCCGTTCATACCGACATGCTCGTGGACGTAAGCCTCAATAGCTTGAGCGTGTGCTTGAATAACATCTTTACTGTTAGAAGGTATACCCTTTGTCTTTACATTATGTGAAGACCCTGGAGGGGTAAGGTGTTCGGGTCTATTCATAACATACTCGTCATAGCCTCTTGCCTCAAAATACCTTACAATGCCGTACTTGTTATTTTCTATTAGCAGTGGGTATCCATAAAACACCGAAGCCATTAATATATCTTCATAGAAGATACGTGCTAGAGGAGGTCTTTCCGCATATTCCGCTACAAAAATATTTGAGGGAAATTGCATGTTAAACTTGTTATAGAAGTGACAAGCCCCTTTAGAACCCCTTCCGTCTACAGTTTTGTCAAGGTCGTAGCTATCCACACCACCCACGCCAATAAGTGGGTTTCCAGGGTGGTGCTTTCCGTATTTGGTAACTTTTAAGTTGCGACTTTCTTGTGGGGGTAGCCACGACACCCTCCACTTGCCGTTTTTATCGGGTGACCATACAACCTGTGAATCTTGAATGCCGTCCTTCCACATAAAGTTTCCACGAACCACGGGTGAGGGGTACAACTCCTCATTGTGTGCTATCTGCTCGTATATCTTCCCGATGTTGAAGTGTGACGATTTTGTAGAATCCCGAAAAGCCTCATCCTCAGAGAATGGGAACTGACGTATCACCTCGTTAAGCTCATAGGGGTCACCCATCAATGCCTTGCGCTCATTTTGTAGGTAGGTCTTCGCCCCTATGGTTATCGTTTCTCCGTCCAACCCTTCGACTGCTTCCTTTGGATCGTCAATAACAGGGTTTCCGTGTTTATCAAAGAATCCCTCAAGCGCCTCATATGCTGGTATAAATATCTTGTAAAGACCACTTTTCGTTCTTCCATTGGAGTTCCTTTCGTAAGGGTCGGAATTATAATACAATTTTTTGAATTGTAAACCACCTCTATCCATAGGGTTTACTGTTGAACCTACGAGGGCTTTTCCAATCACCCTACGACCTACTATCAAACATGTCCTGTGTATCCTCCACACATCTTGGATGTCTAGCGGTCGCTCCCATTTCCCCGCCTCATCTAGATACAACATATGTAGCTTCTCACCATCGTAGGCGTTAGCAGTAGTATTCTTCCAATTTATTATGGTATCTAGAGCTTCGCCCTTGTGTGATGTTTTGTTGTTCTTGGTGATACGCTTACTAGGCTCACGGAATGCTAGTTCCATACGAGGGTTGGTAGTACCGTCTTGTATAGGCTTAAAGAAGAAGGGGTACGATTTAAAGATGGGTACAACCTTCTTCATAAATATATTCTCCTGGGCATCCTTACCGGTCTTGGACATAATGCCTATAAGTTTTTCCTTCACTTGTGTAGCCTCGTCCACCTCCATACACGCACTCATATTGGTATATCCAGAACGTCTACACTTAGTGTATATCTGCCCTAGCGCACGAGGGTCTGCCTCACACGCTGCAAAGTGGGTAAAAAGCTTACGCTGAAAATCTAGGAAAGAGGGGTATCCGATATCAATCTTACTCCATTGGAGCATCATGTAATGTCTCCCTGTAATGTAGGTAGGTACACCATCGTTATAGAACCATACGCCCTCACGCCTACGTTTAAACTCCTCTTGGATGTATGGTGTGTGTTTACTGCGAAACTCTCTTGGAGATTCTGCCCACTCATCCATAGAACGGATGTTTAGCAAATCTTTAGGCATCGGTGTCCTCCGCCAATACTGCTCCTTTTTCGGCAGGTCGTGGAAGAGTATATCCTTTTTCTTGGGGACTTTGGGAAGTTGGATGTAAAGACCAGATATATCAATAACCTCGCCAACACTTCCTTGTGGGCAAATATTTACTACCGAATCTTCGTAGTCTTCTATTTCAACTAATCCTGCCATTACTTACTAAACCTCTCAGCAAAGCCCCCCGAAAAATCGTTGTCTTCACCCATCCCCTTGTTGTCACTTAGTGAGCGTATCATTTCTTCCAATCGCTGCCTTTCTTGGAGCAACTCACGAGCATCTACCGCTGTCTGTTTTATAGACTGAAGCTCCGCCTTCCTCCCTGAACCGTTCAACTCAGGATCAACAGGTTTTTTGATTTCTTCAATCATGTTGTCTATAGCAATTTCCATGGAATTCATTAGGCGCTTCGCTGCGTCTAAAGAGGTAAACTTCTTCTTAGCCATTACGCACGTACAATAAATCGTTATGTCTCATCCTCCACAACGGCTCACCCTTGATTTCCATCGTGTAGTCGGAATCTTTAGAGAAAAACACCTTATCGCCAACCTTAGCACCCAAATATTTAATATCATCGTTGGCATACTTTATAAATCCGTGGTTAGGCTCTTTCTTCTCTTCTATCAAGATGATACCTTCCACTACCTTTTCCGTTTCCTCCTCTGGAGGTTTTACAAACACCCAGTCTGAAAACATATGTATCTCTCCATCGGGAGTCTCATAAGCGTATGCGTGTGATGTGTAGCCTCCGTTAGGTTCGTATTGCACCATGAACAAATCGTCCTCTAGCTTATAACGCTTCTCTACACACACGTGGTGGTGGAAATAGAGGATATCTCCAGGCTTCGCATCCACCTCGTAACGTGCGGGGGTTGCTACTATCTCCGCATAATTTATGCGGTTTCCAAACTCGTCAAACTTTGATGCGAGGTACATCTCTTGCCCCGCAATAGAAATCGTGTCCTTAAACTTCTTTGGAAGTCGGACAATAAACATGCCTAATGCTCTCATACTAAAAATTGAGGTCGTACTCCACAATGCAAGGCATATTTACAATCTCCTTCCAGAACATGTTCCCGTCTTGTGGGTGTTCAAGGTAGATTTTGTAGCTGCGCTCACCAGTTTTGTAGTATCCTCGTTCATTAAATTCAATTACTACTAATTTACTCTCGCCTATACGCATACCCACATAGTATGCCATAGCGTCTTTCGGGTTTTGCCCGATAACAATCTTACGTATTACATCCATTTAATTTAAATTTCCATCACCAAAACGATCTATCCACCAATCTATCGTTCCTTCCTCTGGACCTGCGTTTTCTTCTGTTGCTTGTTGTATAAAAGACAACAACTCGTCAAAATCATCCAAATCTGGTGCGTTAGAAGCGAATGCTATCTGCACTTTAGGCTCATCATCGTCCCAATCGGTGTGAGAAACTCCCAAAACCATACTGACATCCTCAGCAATACTGTATTTATCCAATAAATCTTGAATGTCTTTTGCTTTTTGAGTGAACTCCTTCATGAAAAGCTCTAAATTGGTCATCTTAATTAGTATTTTTATCAAAAATAAGCAATTAAACGTTAACAGTTAAAGTATTACTTTAAGTCTATGAGGTCAAAACGCAGTAAAAAGAAAAAAATGCGGGAGTTTGGAATGTTGCGACCCTATGAATACAACAATGAGCGTAACTACCTTAAAAATCTAGACGTTGCTATGAAATATTTCCGCAAAGAACATGAAATCAACTACACCTTTTTGATGATTATGCTCTTTTGCTACGATTTGGAGTTTTGGACTGCTGACCACGTTGCTGATAAGATGGGGCGTAGCAGTAAAAAGGTAAAGGAATTGTTTATCTACCCTGCTATGAATCGTGATTTAGTGTATAAACACTTCGATAGGCTCTCCCCTAAGCGTATGAGTCATGAGGAACACCTTTTTTATGAGGAAACAAAAATGAGCTACCGAGTTCGCTACGCCTTAACACAGAAAGCCCGATTGCTCATTCAACAATTCTATAAGATGTTGGAGGGTTAACCCTTCTTGTGGCTGTACCCTTGTTTCTTGAGGCGCAGGTGATCCTTCATAGTCTCAGCCATCACCGACTTACCGTCTTTATACATCATGTGAGGCTTAAAGACCTTACCACCTTTCTTGTATCTAAAAGACTTACCTTCTTTAGCTCTTTTTCTGGTGTCTTTTTTTAATTTGTCTACGGCATCAAAAGCACCTTCTATATCGCCCTGATAATCTATTGCTTTTCTACGAGCTTTGTTTCCCACACTCTCTAACTGATAGTACTGATTAACAGTTGAGTTAGGGAAGCCTAGTTTCATTGCACTTAGTCCTTTGCTGAATTCTTTGGCAGCTACCTTTTCCGTTCTTGTAGGGGCTTTAGCTGTTACAGTTGCTTCATCTAGCATACCGCCCTTCTTGGGGGCATTTCCTTTCACCTTACCACCCTTTTTCATGTAACCCATCTTATTACGGACTGCTGTAGGGAGCTTACTCAAACCCTTCTTGTCACCAGGGACTTTCTTTAGTGCTTTCATTTCTTGCTTCTATTTTTCTTAGCAGTAATAAACTTCTTCTCATCGTGGTCGTA